TTGTGTGTATCCAGGCATTTTCTTAGCAATATCAAGAAATACTTGCCAAGACATCTTCATAAGGCTCTCAGGCAACGTTTTATCGAATGCCTTAAAATCCAAACAAATTCCATCTTCTGGATCCACTGTACCATCACGTGTCAAATATTTTGAAACACACTCCCAATCAAAGCTTTGTGCATTCAATCCAACAGCACAATGTGAAGATTCGGGGTGGTTCATCAAATAAGCTAAAATAGGGCTAAACACTTGACCACTAACAATAAGGCTATCAAGTTCGTCAGAGAAAAATACTCTAGTACGATACTCGTCAACTTTCTTCTTTTTCAAGGGTTCATCTTTTAGATTGCTATTCAAAGCATTTACACCTCTGGTACGGGAGGCTAATCTCTTACGCAAGTCTTCGACATCTTTATATATGTACTCTTTGTACTCATATGGATGTTCTTCTTTTTCCAAGTGCTTCTTCTTGGTGCCTCCATACTTAAGACCTGCGGAAGTGGACATCTTTTGACCGTCAATTCCACGGTATCCCGGAATTCCGTTAATCGCTTCTTCAACAGTCAGGGGACGTCCAATCCCTCCAGCCTTGATATATTGTTCCAACGGTTTACTGAATTCTTCCACAATCTCTTCCCGAGCGCGTTCCAATGCAGTGTAAGGAATAAGATTTTTGGCTTGATTCAACTCTTCAATACAATTTCTCCACGGACTTTTCAACTCGCCATCTACGATTTTCGCAGACGATTTGGGAATACCATATTCGTCTTTGATACCGAGAAAGTTTTTGACTTGTTCGTGATAAGGCGTCTTCTTTGTTTGCATAAACCTTGGCCCTGAACCGGGGACGGTGCCAATTACATCCAATGGCAACGTAGGATCTGCAAACTGTGTGGCACAGAACTTATGGACTTCAGAATCTGTGCACTTTTGTGCGTGTGCGTTGTATGCTTCTTCCTGATTGATATCCTGAAACACACAGACTTCATCAAGTTCGGAAACAGCTTTATCAAGTTCACCTTTCAATACCGATAAGACGAACGTATTCTTACACTTTTCTTGGCCTGCGATGTGAACACCGATAATTTGAGGATGACGAATGTCAGCAATCACCGGAGATGTACACATACCATCAGACGGTGTACATTCGCTCTTTCCGACATGTCCGACTCCAACATAATCGTTGCTTTGATATTCATAATCAACACGTTTGGAATACAGACCAGTCAATGCATTCTGCTTCATTTCTCCATCTTTAATGTAAAGCTGAATTGCACGACTAAAAGTTTGCTTTCCGTACTGAGTAGCAAACAAATCTCGAATATCTCGAGAAAAGTTTACACCTGTCAATCGAATCATAACAAGATCAGTTCCAACTCGAACCCATTGTTTACGACCTTTATACTCACCAAAATCAACCTTTGGCATCTCAATTCGTCCGTTTCCACGATGAATGTGGAAAACAGTCTCCTTTGGACAATTTCTCATAAAATGATAAGGGATCAAAAGGTAACCTTTAGCTACAAACAATCCGTTGGTTCCGCGATATTGATCCCCTTTGACATGTTGTTGAACATACACTACATTCTTCGCAATGCGATTCTTCAACTGCTCTGTCGTCATATTATTGGATCGGTCTCCAGCGGAACCTCCTGTTAGACCTCGGAAAATAGACCATGCTGATCGCTCACTGATTTTCTCTTCAGCTTCATCAACAGATTTTGCCTCGATGGATTGTCCCATAAAAACATATCTACAGAGACGGAACAAAACCATACCAGCAGCAAATCCCATCGAAACA